TCCAGCCGGAAAATGGATTATTCTACCAAAAACGCGATTTACTCTGATGCCGGCGTCCGTGAATACTGGATTGTGGATCTGGAAAAGGAACGCACGACCATTTACCGCTATGAGGAGGATGCAGCGCCCATGATCTCACCTTTTGGTCAGACGATCCCCTCCATCGTACTCAGTGGCCTTGAAATTAATATTGGAGAATTACTCAGATAAGACAAACAGGCAGAAACGCAAAAAAAACAGCGTATTTACAAGGTTTTAGGGACTTTTTATCCGTTTTCCTTATAAATACGCTCATGCGGGAGATGGGACTTGAACCCACACGAAAAAGTGCTATAACCCCAGTAAAATCAAGGGTCTTTCTCTCCCGTGACAAATTCCGTGACAAAATTTTTTACTGATACAATATAGGTCGTAACCCCCGGAATAGTCCGGGGGTTATTTTTTACCCGATATACTTCTTACCGGCCTGTACGCCACATACCCAGCCGCTAGGAATTTTTAACCAGATCTCCCCGTTGGACAGCGTTTTAACCGCCTGTACAGTTACCTGTGTGCCGACTGCCAATACAGCATACGTATTATTTTTGTACGCATGTTTCTGGCCATCTTTTGTCAGCTGCGTGCGCTTCTTCCATGCATAATTTGTTCCGGCGCCCGCCCGGACTTTTACATCATACAACAGTCTATAATTCTTCCCAACTTTGTAAGATGATGCATTCTTTGCAGCAATCTTGGCATTGTATGCCTTTTCCACAGCCGTTTTTGTTTTAGGACCGTAATAGCCGTCCACCGCAAGTTTAAGGGCTTTCTGCGCCGCCAGAACCGCACTATGCATCAGCGGTCCGAAGCTGTTGTCGATTGCGCCGGTGTAATAGCCCAGTTCCTTCAGCATCTTCTGGGCGGCTCCCACATCTGCGCCCTTGTCGCCTTTCTCCAGATGATTTTTCTTTTCTGGCACCGGTTTCACTGCATTCTGTGGTACGTCAATAATCCAGTAGTATTTCATTTCATAGGCCAGCGTATTAAATTTATTTTTCAGACGCGCCGGATTTGTGCTGGCCGGATCGTTAATGTATACATTGTCATCCGCATCGATGGCATACACTAAGATAAAATGGCCGCCGCTTGTCCACAAGCCCCGGCCCGCATTTGCGATAACCCACTTGCCGGCCTTTAAGGCAGCTTTAACTTTTGCATGACTTGGATGGTTCAGGTTGTGGTAACAGTAACTGCTTAAATATTCCAACTTTATGACGTACGCCGCCAGCTGCGGTACAAAATATGTATTGTACGTGCCAGCTCCAACGGCCTTGTAGCCATGCGATACCGACCAGTCCGCACACGTTTTAGGCGTCACGGATGCATCTACAAGGGATGCAATAACCATGGCCGCACATGTCGGGCCGCAGCCGCTTGCGTAAATATTTGTTTTTTCTTTGCCTTTAACCGAATAGTCAGCATACGCCCACCGACTATCATACTGCTTGTAATCTACAGCTTTATTCATATTCTTTTTCCTCCAATCAAAAAGGCGGCCATGATGGCCGCCCTATCGTTTCTGGTTAACCGGTGCAATCCCTTCTTGCCGGACATTGTGTGTCTGGTTCTGGTTTTCCACCTTTACTTTCTGTGTTATGCTGTTAAATTTTTCATCGGACTGTCTGCGCTGCAGCTTTTCTAATTTCTTTTTATCCACATTTGTCACCTCATGTATAGGATAAACACAGTCTGACAGATTTATTCAGCAAACTTCCAGTCCTCTGCCAGCATGTCCGCCTGGGAAGCCAGCCAGCCCATCTGGACGCCGGATGTCCCTACAAATGCAATAGCATTATTCCCGATAGCGTCATGACTGCAGTTTACAGTAATCCCATCCGCAGTCACATAGCTGATACCGGTGGCAAGTTCAATGTGCTGGTTTTTGCCATTCCAGCCCTTGCGGGCTACTTTCAGGCCGCGTTTCACATACTTTATCGCATCACCAAAACCAAATGCTTCTTCCCCGCCCAGAACAGGCGTATTGGCTTCGTCCGCAAGCACCCATTCATCAGAAAGAATATTATCCAGCGTATATTCAACCCGCTGTGTTTCCCGGATATCCAGAACCGGCCCCTGACCTGTATCTGCGTCCTGTGGTCTGCAATGCATCATAACAGTCTCTTTTTCTGCATCCCAGCACCAGTAACCGCCCCATGATGGCAGCTTAACCTTTGCTCCCTGTTTCATTGCTTCAAATGCCTGTTTAAAATTCACAGTGATGTTCCTCTCTTTCTTTAAATTAAAAGAGGGTGATCACTCACCCTCCGGATTATTTTTTATTATATTTAGTCCTGTTCCACATCTGTGTAATCTTCTCCCAGCCGCCAGTAGACACCAGATAAACCACGAATGCAGCAATGAAAGATGCAAAAATATAATACCATGTGATCACGATATTAAAATACTGGCATGCAACAATCACAGCCAGCGGACATAATACAAGTGATGCGGCCAGTGCGACCACATTGGTCTGGATGTTTCTCAGCACCGGCATTTCCTTAACCACCTGTACAACCATGCTTACAATAAATGCCAGCACGCCAACTGCCATAAAGGCATAAGTTAAATACTGCATCAGAATTTCAACATTAATATTCATAATCTCATTCCCCTTTCCTACCGCACTACATAATTTTCCCATTTTTTGTAAGCATCCACGTAAGTTTCCTTTTTGTCGCCATTATGGGTAATCTCATAATACATACCGTCAGAAACTGCTGTGCTTACAAGCGCCTTGTTGTTCTGCAAAGTTTTGCACGACCAGACAATAAACACATCATCTTCTGTAATCTGTTTTCTGTCTGTTTTGTCTGTATGGGTGTTAAAATAATCCACCACAATACCTTTACACATTTTTAAAAACTCATCATTTCCCATGGTCTCATTCCCCTTCCTGTTCTTTTTCAGGCTGCAGAAAATCATGTTTCCGCAGCCGTTCCATATAAACTTCTTTAATATACTGTATGGTGGCCGGTGTGACATTGTTTTCAAATTCCGGATGGTTTCCGCAATAGTTTTCATATGTACGGATGTCTGTCATCGTCTGGTCAAAATGTTCCTTGCTGTGCCGCTTGTTCTGCTGCATCTCATCCCCGAACCTCAGAATCCGTACCCTTGCAATAACCGCCTCAGATTCACTCTGTTTCTGCTCAATACGTTCGATATTCTCCTGCAGATTATCTACCTTTTCTATTACGTCCCTGTTGATTGCTCTGCCCAGTTTCCGTGCAAGGAAACTCCATGGATTTAAATTTATCTTCGACACCTGCAGCAGGGTCATGACCAGCGCCGCGCCACCGCCACTCCATCCTATGATTTCCAAAACATCCATTTCTGTCCTTTCCCCGGCATTTGCGCCGGCGCAATTTTTCCATAAAAATAAGACCTTTACGGTCTGTCCCTGATCTCCATATAATGCATCCCCTTCTGCAAATACAGCCGCTATGCATCCAGCCTGATATCAAGCTTTTCACACAGCTTTTCGATTTTCCTTAAGCAGTGCTGGACTGCCATGGTGTTTAAAGCGATAAACTCCGAATACCTCAGGGAGTATACCGTTTCACCGGTCGGTACTTCCTTAAGCGTCCCGTCCCCCTGTCTGACCATAACAGTTTTCCGGTCTTTGCAGAAGCCGGCAAAATCAAGGTCTGACAGGCCGCATTCCTTCATGGCTTCCTCCACATCCTGTGCAATAAAGCCTGTGTGGGTACGCCCGGAGGTGCCGTCTTTGAACTTATACGATACCGGATTCAGTCTGGAAAAGAATTTCAGGTGGCTGTCTGACAGCTCTCTGATATCTTTTTTCATATTCCTGTCGGATGTATAAACCGCCCCTGTGGAACCGTAAATGTTGTAGTAACGGTATGACGCAGTACCAAGGCTGACCATGGTATCTGTTGCCGGACATAAAGTCCATAAACCGTTCCTTATGCCATAAAACAGCTCAGTATTAGGGGCATTATTTCTTGCTGCAATATATAAATTGTCAGCAGCACTGCTGGTTATATGTCCATAGGTAAAGAACAGGCTGTTAACATGACCAATACGCCGGACATACAACTTACTAAAAGGCCAGGACTCTGTACCGAGCGATGATGCTCCATTAGCGGACGATTGATACGGAATCAATCCATTCGCAGTAGTTCGTATCCAGTCACTTTCACTGCCGCCGGGAGGAGTCATTCCGAAGTATC